GCCGCATCAGAAATTTTAGAAATTTCTGCATCTTTCTCTGCGATAACTTTTGATTTTGCATCAGCTTCTGTTTTAACTTCTTTAATTTGTCCATCTTTAAGATCAACAAGTTTCATAAGTTTAGCAGATTCTGATTTCTCATTTAAATAACTGTTTGAGTATTCATTAGCGAACGTTTCGAAAATTTTGCGACCAAAATCATTTCTACGTGCTGAGTCAATATCTTCTTTAAGTTGGCCAATTTCTTTTGTAAGTCCTTTACCAACAACATCAGATACCAATTTAGCACTCTTTTCAACAAATGTTGACTTAACTTTGTTGAGATGTTTTTTAGCTTCACGTATAAGTTTTACCTTAGTTTCAGCTAAATCTTTCTTATCTTCGTGGAACTCTGCAATTTCTTTAGACAAAGCTTCTACAACAAATTCCTCAAGTTTGCCAAATTTACTTGACATAACTTTTTGGTCTTCATGTAATTCAGAAACTTCTTTCTTCAATGACTGCATAACAAACTCTTTTAGCAAGTTTGCGTTTTCACGCATAGCAATAACATATTTTGCTCTTGCTTCTGCTAACTGTTTGCGGTCGTCAGTGAATTCGGAAATTTCTTCCGCTAATTTTTCGCTCACCATATTATCGATTGCTTCAACCATCTGTGCTTTATCGTGTTCATATTTTGATGCGAACTCTTCGCGAAGTTCAGCAGTAACTTGAAGACGAGTTTCCTCAATCTTCTTGTCCCATGCTTCTTGAATTTCAGCTCTGATCTCTTCAGAAATTACATTGTTTTCAAAGAGTGATTTCAGTGCGTCCAACATTATATTCTCCTTATTACTGGAGCCCTTTGATGATATTCACCAAAGAATTCTTTAAATATCCTTGCGCCTTCGCGTTGCCTTCTAGCTCACGTGCCAAGTTCATAGCCTTATACCCCCCACGAGTATTGAGTAACTGCTCGTATATAGGGGTTGGGTATGCCCCTGGAGCACTGGGTTGAGCGACTACATCCACCGTAATGATTTCGTAATCGCTTACTTGTCCGGATCCGTCTTCTGTGACGTTTCCGCTACCACGTGATGAGACGCCTAATTTAACTCCGCTTTCAAGCATTGTTGAAATTAATTGTCCCATCGGCGTAGGTAATATCTTAAGTTTCCCGTAACCGTTTGGGCCATCCATCCACATTTCTGTGATCATATGGCTTACACGATCTAAGTTTATGTTGAGTCCTTCTGGATGATCAACTTCGCCCAGAACAGAATATCCACCAGTAATTTGGTCATTGAGTGTATTGACAGCTCTACCTATCTCGGTAACAGGGTAAACACGCATATTGGCATTTTTAACCCCACCTTGGATACAAATTCCTTTTAAATAAAGGTCTTTGCCTCCCTTGTCGTTCTCGGTAGACTCGATGACCATTTTAGCTTGGTCGAATGTTAAGTTCTCTCTTAAGTTAAGCAACACTTTTTTCCTCAACAAAATTAGGAGCCTATCACTGAATTAGTGTTAGCTCCGCCTTCTTCGCCTTTTCCCTTTTTCTCGGTACCGTGGCCTTTAGAGTCAGTTTTTAATGACTTGCTTGCCTTTCCACCTGGAACGTTTACGTTACCAGCTGAATCTTCTTTAGTGTCGTTACCAGTTAGTCCAGTATTTGAACCACCACCTTCGCCACCTTTGGCAATATTAGCGGTTGTGCCGCCCATGTCATTTTTACCAGCTACTGTAGATTTTGTATTAGTACCACCGTCTTCACCACCGCCTTTTGTTTCAGCGCCGTGTCCACTAGATACTTTTGTTACATACTCTCGCATTAGCTCTGTATTTGTTTTAGGATCAGTAGCTTTAGCTTTCGCTTCTGCTTCTTTACCTTCAAATGCAGGTTTTTCCTCTGCCTCTAGATCGGATGGAAATCCACCCTCTGCATCATCATCACCATCGTCGTCACCATTGTCGTCGTCAGCATCGACATCGTCGTCGCCATCGTCGTCACCAGCATCGTCGCCGCCGTCTTTGTCACCCATCATGGCGTCAAATTCAGCTTTAAGGTCATCAAGTGCATCTTCTAGGTCAACAACTCGGTCTTCAAGATCTTCATCATCTCCATTACCTTCGTCGCCGCCTTCCTCATCATCACCGCCTTCAATGTCGCCGATCATAGCATCTGCTGGATCACCGCCCATATCGTCGGGTGCTTCTGTAGGAACTTCTTCTACTGGCGTGATGTCAACAAGTTCTTCTTTAACTTCTTTTTCATCTTCGTCAGCTTTTTCGTCAGCTTTTTCGTCAACTTCTTTGTCGCCTTCATCAGCTTTTTCGTCTGATTTTTCGTCGACCTTTTCATCTTCGTCAGCTTTCTTGTTTTCTTTTTCATCAACTTCAGAATCTTTTTTCCCTTCGCCTACTTCAACTTCGGGCATATCATCATCTAAAAGTTTTTCGTAAATGTCTCTGGATTTATCAACAACTATTTCGTGAAACAGTTCTTCCGCACCAGCACGGTCCTCTGAGATGAGCTTTTCTAACATTTGCTCAAATTTATTTTTGTCTGCCATTTTAAATCTCCTGTTTGTTTAGATATGGTAAGGCTGTCGTATAATATTTATGGTTTTTCAGGAAAAGTACGTGGTTATCGGCTCATAATGAGCCGTTTTACATTAAGATTATAGGATCTTGAATAAGTCCTTAAAATCTTGAACGGTCATGTGATGTAGGTTGCCCCACACCTTTAAATTGTCTGGTAGGAAAGCTTCTCGTTCCATTGTTACTCGTATATATCTCTTATGTGAATTTTTTTGGATTACTATACCTGTTTGTCTAGCCCAGTTTCCGTGGTATGTAGCTTGAGCAGAAGATTTTTTATAATTCTCTGTATCTGCATATATGTTATTAACTTTATTATTAGTACCTTCGTAATCAAACCCTAAGATATAGATCTCTTGATTATTATGCTTTTCTTCACTAGCTAAATTTAATGCAGTAGGACCTGTACTCCAACCTAAACTAGGATCAAAGTAATTAAACTTATTAAAGGTTTTATATGCTTTATTAGGGTTAGTCCATACTTCGTGTGTAAGTTGCCATCCAGTACGATTAATTTCAGTAACCATTTTACTATCAACAGCTACTAGATAGTCGGGTTCAAACTCTCTGTATAGGGCATTACAGCCGTATATCTTACCGTGGGGGGCGTTTTTTCTTAATTGATGTAAGTCTATTGATAATCTACTTGTTCCGTTACCTACAACGAAAGCCGTAGTTGCACGGGCCATTGTTAGACAGCCGCCGCATCAGCATTAGCCTGCAATCCGTACATTTGACGTACGAAGTGTAGCTCTTTTTCCTGCTCCTCTTGGTGAAGTTCTGCCGCTTTGCGTGTCTTATTAATTTGGCGTAAGGTTAGTCGAGTCTTACGAAGGTCGTCTCGTTGGACAATAGATTCATCATCAATCGGATCATATTCACTATTATCAACCGGTTCAAGTGTTTCTTTATCGAAGTAAAATATTTCTCTTAACTTTGCCATATTATTATTTATGCGCCTGCCGGTGGAGCACCGCCTGGAGCACCTCCGCCTGCGCCTCCTCCTGTTGCTGTATCTGGTGGTGGAGCCGCACCGCCATCTACTGGTGCCGCCTCTTCGCCTTCAGGTGCTTCAGCTTCCATACCGCCCATGTCAGCACCTATACCTGCACCACTAATTCCTGCACCTCGCATTTCGCCTGCGGCGTCAGTAGGTGGTGCTGTTAAGTTTTCGTCGTTCTCTTCTTTCCATAAGCGTTCATTTTCAGCAAGTTCCTCGTCAGTTAAGCCTAAGAATCTTCCCATAGCAAATCTATTTGAAATGTAAGGAACAGCCGCCATTTGTGTATATGTTCCAATACGAGCATTATCAAGTTCACTTTGTCTATAACTTGCAAAGTTTTGTGGCGGTTGCATTTTAATATCAAACATCGCTGTATCAATATTAACACCTTTTTCTAATAGATAGCGTTTGAACTCTTGATTAAATTCTTCTGTAATTAAACTTTGTAATCTTTCACAGTAATTGTTAAAACGTAATTCTTGAATATATGCTGTACCAACTCTACCGTCTTGGTAGTTGCTTTGTCCATCATCTGGACCTGTTGGTAAGTATGAACTTGGAATACGTAAACCACGTACAAGTTTATTAGTGAAATATTTTAAGTCATCGATCTCACCCAAATTGGTGCCACCCGGTAGTGTCTCAACTTTAGACCCTCTACCTTCTGCTGTTTGAGGGAAGAAATAATCTTCATTAATAGATAATGGATTATATGCACTATCAATAACGTTCTGACCGCCTCCCGTCTGACTTGGAATTCTTCTTTGGTGGATGTCAGTCTTAACACGTTCAACAAATTGCATAGCCAAGTGGCTCGGCATATTGCCCACGTCAACGTAGAATACTCTACGTTCCGGAGCTCTTTGTACTCTATAAATTATAATTGCGTCTTCTAGTAATTCTTTTTGTTTGTAAACTTTAAAAATACTTTCTAGTAATGAATTACCAAAAGGATAATTTAGGTCTAGTCCTTCTGATAAACTAAGGTGTACAACGTTTTCGGCATCAATGGCAGTTTCTTTATGTTCTTTCATAAATCTGCCGCCACTCATTGCTGTGGCATTAGATGCTCCAACGTATCCTCGCACTCCGCCTTGTAAGTAACCACCGCCACCTCCAGTAACATTACCTGTTGTTTGGTGTGGAGTTGTAGCTACCATGTCTCTAAAGTTTAAGTTTACATCTCTAATAATATATTGTTCAGGTTTTTTACCTTCTGATTCGTTTACAATTATGCGTGATACTTTTGCTGGGTCAACCCAAAACCATTTTTTAGTTTCAGGGTCTCTAATAAAAAATGCATCACCGTATTTGAAAATATTACGTACAATTCTAAACATACGTGTATCAAATTTTTCTAGTTTACTCCATTGTAGTAAGTATTGTTGGAGTACTGTAATTTCTGAATTGGTTGCTTTTTGTTTAAAGTCCATTATAAATGGAGTTTGATTTTGTTTATTTTTTTGTGTGCAAAATTCTGCTAGGATATCTAATGCGGCATTTACTTCTGAGTCCATATCCATAGTATTATATTGTCCATATCGTTCAACACGATTTGGAGAACCAACATATACATCTGGTAAGTAAGAACTATAATTTGCTTGTGCAGGTCCCAAGCCTTGATTTGCGGCTCCGCCTAAAGGACTATAATTTCCTTCACCTGTTTGTTTAGTTGCTACTGGTGTAAAATAACGTTTCCAGCTCATTGTTTATCCTATTGTTCCTGCATCATTAACTGATGCTACAATCTTTTTACCTATCTCATTACTAGTTCGTTGTTCATCAACTAATTGTTTTATTACAGTATTTAACTCATTAAGGGCTTCTATAGTGCCTTTTCCGGAGTTACTTACAGCCATATTAAAACTGGATTGCATATCGCCGCTCA